AGGGAAGTCGCCGCCGCCACCGCGACCGTGGCCGGCGCACTGGACCAGGGCACGTTCAGCCACGCCGCCGATGCCTCGCTGGACGCCGCCGTGCGGAATGCCGTGTGGCGGGAAACGGGCGGCTCCCGGCTGTTCGGGCGCAAGCACGGGCTTGACATCAGTCCCCTGCTGGCCTGTGTGCATGCCCTCGCGGCCGCGTCCGGGGCCAAGGTCCGCACCCGCGTGCGGCTCCCCGAGGTCATCACGGCATGACACGACACGCCCAACAGGGTTAAATATAACTACACATGGTTAGCGGATGGCCCCGTTTAGGCGCCATTGTTATGCCCGTGGGTATACTTCAGAAGTGGTTCGGCACGGCGGGCACCGAGGCGTACAACGAGGTGACCGGCTACGCGGCCGGCGCCGGCCTGTCCTCGCCGTTCATTCCGTCCACTTCCCATCTCTCCGTCGTCATGGCCCCGGACCTACCCGATGGTCCGGTATCGGTTGGCAAGGCGCTGGGCGTGCCCCCCGTGTCACGCGCCATTGCCCTGTACTCGACAGTGGTGGCCAGTTTCCCGCTGGCCGCCGTCGCGGGCACTACCCCCACATGGTGCTCCAGGACCACCGGGGCCGTGACGCCGGGGCACCGCTGGGCGGCGGTGCTGCAGGACCTGCTGTTCACCAACGCCTCCGTGCTGTGGAAAGACGACGTGGACGAGGACTACCGCCCGGTCAACTCCCTCTCCCGGGTCCCGCGTGACCGCTGGAACGTGGACGCCGAGGGCTTCGTCGAGATCGACGGGCAGCGCCGGGACTCCCGGCACCTGGTCTACATCCCCGGGCTGATGCCGCAGGGCTTCCTGGACTACGGGCGCGCCAGCGTGAACCACTACCACCACTTGCAGGCCGCGATCCTGAACCGGGCCTCGAACCCGGTCCCGCTGCTGGACCTGCACATCAACGACTCCACGTTCGTGCCCGAGCCGGTCGAGGACGGGGAGGAATCCGAGGTCGAGGAAATCGCCCGGAAGTGGTCCACCGCCCGGTCCTCCAAGCACGGCGCCGTGGCCGTGTCCCCGCACTGGCTTGATGTCAAGGCGCTGGGCGACGGGAAAATGGACATGCTCGTCGAGGCCCGCAACGCGGTGCGGCTGGACGTGGCCAACTACCTGAACATCAACGCCGCGATGCTGGACGGCAACAACGGCACCTCCGACACCTACTCGAACACGCTGCAGAACAAGAACGAGTTCCTGACCCTCTCGCTGCGGATGTTCCTGGAACCGATCGAGCAGCGCCTCTCGCAGGATGACGTGACCCCCGAGGGCACCGTGCTGAAGTTTGACACCTCCACGTTCGACACCGACGACACAGCCAAGGGCAACGCCGGCTCCGCCGTGGCCCCCGCAGAGAACGGAACCGACGAATGACGCAGCTTCCTGAGATCCGGCTACAGGCCCTCGCCGTCGAGGTCCAGGCCGACCAGCCCGCCCGCACCATCACCGGCCGGATCACCGTGTTCAACACCGTGGCCGAGTCCCACGGGCTGACCATCCGGGCCGGCGCGCTCACCCCGCGCGAGCCGCTGAAGCGGGTCAAGCTGCTGCGGGACCACGACATGGCCCAGCCGGTGGGCTACATGACCCAGTTTGACCAGGGCGCCGAGGACGCGACCGCCACCTTCTACGTACCGGAAGGCGCGGACGGGGACCGTGCCCTGGCCGAAGCAACATCGGGCCTGCGTGATGGCCTGTCGGTGGGCTTCATGCCCACCGACTACGAGTTCGATGACGAGTTCAACCTGGTGGTCAACGCCGCCGAACTCTATGAAGTGTCCCTCTGCGCCGTCCCTGCCTTCCAGGACGCGCAGGTGGAGTCAGTCGCCGCAGCCGTGGCATTCGCAAAACAACAGAAGGAACTGAAGATGACCGAAACGCCTCCGGCGCCGGCTGCCCCGGCTGCCCCCGCCCCGTCCGCGCCCGCCGTGCCTGCCGGTCCCGCCGCGCTGGGCATGCCCGCCGCCCCGGCCGTGTCCGAGCGGCAGGCGCTCATGACCCGCATCCGGGACGGCCGCAACGTCCAGCTCGCGCTTGATCCGATCATCCAGGCTGACGTGTTCGACCCCACCACGGTGCCGGCGTTCATCGGGGAACTATGGACCGGGCGCGGCTACTTCCAGCGCTACGCCCCGCTGGTCTCCCATCAGTCCCTCACCGCGCAGGACATGATCGGCTGGCGCTGGGTCACCACCCCGGACGTGGACGACTACGCCGGCAACCTGGCCGAGGTGCCCACCAACGTGGTCACCGCCGAGTCGGTGCCCTTCACCGCCGCCCGCGTGGCGTCCGGGCACAAGGTGGACCGCATCCACGTGGACCTGCCCAACCCGGCGTTCTGGAACTCGTTCTACAAGGAACGCACCGACAATTACGCCCGGCTGATGGACGGCAAGGTGCTCACCCACCTCACCACGGCCGCCAACCACACCGCCGTCGTCAACGCCACCACGGACCCGTGGGAGAAGCTGATTATCGGGGCGCAGAACGTGCTGGAGTTCGCCGTGCCGGACTGGGCGATCGTGGGCGCTGACCTGTACCGCACCCTGGCGCTGACCACCGAGGTGGACAAGCTGGCGTTCCTGAACGCCTCCCTGGGCCTGGAGGAAGGCGCGCTGCAGGGCTTCCGCATCGTCGGCGCCCCGCCGTCCGCCGCGGCGCTGAACGGCAAGGTGCTCGTCGGTGCCACCGCCGCCACCACGCTGTACGAGCTGCCCGGTGGCCCGATCCGGGTCGAGGCCCTGGACGTCGCGCACGGCGGCATCGACGCCGGCCTGTTCGGCTACTACGCCCTGTTCACCAACGACAAGCGGGGCGTCGTCTCCGTGAACGTGGCCTGAGCCATGGCATCCTCGATTACCGCCCGCCTCGCCCGGCTGGAGGCCGCCCTGGGTATCCGGGGCGGTTCCTCCACCGAACCGGCCTCCACCGAACCCGAGGAAACCCGGCTGGACGCGCTGGAGAAGAAAGTCAAGGCCCAGCACGGCATCATCGTGGCCGTGCAGACCGAACTGAAAGGCAAGGGCAAATAGTGCCGCGCGTAGGCTGGCTGGACACCGAAGAGATCACCGACAGGTGGCCGGACGCCCCGGAAGATCCCGAGCTGTCCAGCCTGCTCACGGTGGCCCACGAGGTGTGCGCAGCCTACGCGCCCGCTACCCAGCCCACCCCGCTGCCCGAACGCTACGCCCTCGCGCAGCTGCTCCAGGCGCAGCACATCTACGCCCGCTCCCGCTCCGGGAACGGCGAGAGCATCGGCGCCGAGGGCTACGGCATCGGCACCTACGCGCTGGTGCTGGAGGCCCGCAACCTGCTGCGCCCGCCGACACGACGGGGCGGGATCTTCTGATGTCCACCCCGAGGCAGACCATCGCCGCGCAGCTCGCCGCCGACAATACCGCCTGGGACGTGTACCCGTGGGCCTACGCGCCGGCCACCGACATCCGCCGCCACGCCGTGGCCGTGTACCGCACCGACGTGGACCCGCACCCGCAGGCCCCCGGCAAGATCCGGCACGCGGTCACCATCGACGCCTACGGCATGACCAAACTTGGGGAACGCTCCGAGGATGAACTGGACACCCTGCTGGACGGCATCCTGCTGTCCCTGCAGCGGATCGAGGGCGTGACCTTCCTGAAGGCCGAACGCAACACCTTCAAGGAATCTTTCCAGGGCTGGACAGTGACCTGCTCCGCCGACTCCGAGAACGTCTACCAAACCACCGTCCGAAATGAGAGGGACTAGGCCATGTCCACCGATTACTCCATCAAGAACGCCACCGTGAAGGCGGCCCTCGACGGCGAAACGCTGGTCGAGTTCGCCGACGACATCGACAACGTGCAGCTCGTGACCACGTTCGAGAACACCGAACGCAAGCCGGTGTCCGGGAACAACACCTCAGCGATCGGCCCGGTCCGGGACAACATCAACGTCACGTTCGCGGACTCCCTGAAAACCGGGGAGTTCTGGCTGTTCCTGCGCAACAACCACGGGGAGAAGATCGACGTGGAGTTCACCCCCAAGGCGGGCGGCACCGCCAAGATCGTGCACACCTGCATCGCCACCGCGCCGGGCAGCTTCGGCGGGGCGCAGGGCTACAACGCCGCCACCGCCGTGCTGTTCGGTGACGGGCCGGCGACCATCACCCCCGAGGCGTAGCCACTGTGCCGGTGATTCAGCCCAGCGCCAGGACCGTCCCGCTGCTGCGGGCGGCGGCGCTGGCGCTGAAGGCCGCCGACAAGGGCATCCGTTCCGACATCAACAAGCACACCCGCTCCACCCTGAACCCGATCTGGCGGCAGGCCATCGCCGCCCGCGCCGGCCGGTCCCGGATGGATCAGGCCGTGTTCGGGGCCGGGGCCCGCATCGCGGCGGGCAACCCCGCCCGCGCCATCGCCGCTTCGTCCCGGCGCCCGCTGCGCTCCGGGGAGGGCGGCTTCGTGCCCAACACCGACGCCCGCTCGCTGGAGTTCGGCACCGACAGGGCCAAGAGAAGCACCTATGACCGCAAGGGCCATCAGGTGACCCGGCGTACACGCACCGGACTGCCTGCACGCAACCGCAAGGGCCGCGTCGTGTACCCGGCGTTCGCCGACGTGGCCCCGCGCATGGTCTCGCTCTGGGTACAGATCATCGTCCGCAACATCCACGAATCACTGGAGAGGAAGTAAGCCGGTGGCCATCGACATCAAGTTCACCGCCGACACCTCCAAGGTGATCCGGGAAACCAAGGACGTCAGCAAGGCCCTGGAAAGCGTGGCCGATGACCTGGGCGACCTCGGCAAGGACGCCGGCTCGCTGGATGACAAGGTATCCAGCGCCTTCAAGTCCATGGCCAACGACGCCAAGAAGGCCGGCAAGGACATCGGGGACGACACCAAACGCGGCTTCCGGGAAGCCGGGGAAGGGGCCGAGGACTTCAAGGAAGAGGCCGCCTCCACCGCCAAGGAATCCGCCGCCAGCTTCGACGGCTCCGCCGAGTCCATCATGGACTCCTTCCAGGAAGTCGCCGCCAACGCCTTCGCCGGCTTCGGCCCGGCCGGCGCCGCGGCCGGCCTCGCCGTGGCCGTGGGTATGGGCATCGCCATCTCCGCCATGCAGTCCACCGCCGAGGAAGCCAACGCCGCCAAGGAAAAATCCGTGGAAATGATCGACTCCATCAAGGACGCGGGCGGGGACCTGGCCAAAATGGACCTCGCGGACAAGATCATCACCTGGGGCCGGGAGGTGATGGAAGATAACTGGATCACGTTCTGGGCCAACGAGGCGTCCACCAAGTTCCAGGAAACCGCCAAGGACGCCAAGGAGTTCGGCGTGTCCTCGCGGGACGCGATCCGCGCCGCGGCCGGCTCCGCCGAGGACTCCCGGAAGTTCCTGGACGCCACCGCCGACGACTGGCAGAACCTCACCAAAGAGATCGAGAAGGGCGCCTCCGTCACCGAGGACGGCGTGATGGCGTTCACCGACGCCTCCCGGGCCGCGCAGAAGAAACGCGACGCCCTCTCTGACCTGCGCGGGCAGGCCGAGGAAAACATCAAGATCACCAACGACGCCATCGAGATCTACGAGCTGGAGAAAGACGCGCTCGACCACACCAAGGAAGCCGCCGAGGCCGCCGCCGACGCGATCAAGGAAAAGGCCGACGCCTCCGACAAGGCAGCCAACGCGGCCATGGACCTGGTCACGGCGGAAAGCAACTGGATCACCACCGCCGAGCAGATGAACAAGGACATCAGGACCAACGGCAAAAACATCGACATCCTCACCGCAGCCGGGCGGGCCAACCGGGAGTCCCTGGTGGACATGGCCGGGGCCGCCAACACGCTGCGCGACGCGCAGATCCTCGCGGGCGGCTCCGTGGAGACCGTCACCCGGACGGTCAACGGCTCCCGGGAGGCGTTCCTGAAGGCCGCCGACGCCGCAGGCTTCGACGCCGCGCAGGCCGCCGCGCTGGCCGACAGCTACGGGCTGATCCCGGCGAACGTGGAAACCCTGGTCAAGGCCAACGGCACCGAGGAAGCCAAGGCCGCCATCGACGCGATCCCGGCCGCCAAGGACGCCACGGTCACCACGACAGAGACCGGCTCCGCCGAGGCGCAGGCCAACATCGACGCCATCGAGGGCAAGGACGCCCCGATCAACGTCAACGACGAGTCCACCGCCAACGAGGTGCAAAAACGCATCGACGGCATCCGGGGCCGGGATCTGGTCAAGATCGACGTGGACGACGACTACACCGTCTCCGAGGTGCAAAAGCGCATCGACGGGATCAAGGGCAGGGACGTGTTCGTGAACCTGAAGATCGGCAACGAGTTCGAGTTCGCGCAGGCCATCACCCGGCTGACCCAGCCGGTGGACAAGACCGTGAACCTGCGCGAACGCGGCGGGAGTTCGGTGGACCAATGACAACCCTGCTGCTCGAATCAGACCCCGGGACCGGCTCCAACCGGCTGACCATCACGCCCACCGCCGACGTGACCCGCATCCGCCGCAGCGACGCGAACGGCACCTGGGACGTGCGCACCCTCACCGGGCAGCTGCCCTACACCGGACCCGCGCCGCTGGTGCTGGACGACTACGAGGCCGTCAACGGCACCTCCACCTACACCGTCACCACGGCGGGCGGCACCGTCACGGACTCCATTGTGCTGGCCCTGACCTCCCCGATCGTCAGTGTCCCCGAGGCCCCGAACTTCTCCGCCCGTGTCCCGTCCGTGCTGGAGTACGGGGCGAACACGAACACCCTGTCCACCGTGCATGAACCGGACGGCAGGCCCGGCCCTGTCGTGATCGTGATGGGCGGCTCCACCCGGCGCGGGAACCTGTCCCTCGTGGGCGGCGACTACGCCGCCGCGCTGAACCTGCTGCGGCTCTTCCAGCGCGGCATGGTGATGCAGCTGCGCCAGACCGACCACCCCGGCATGGACATGTACTTCATGGCCATGCGTTCGGCCATCGTCACCTCCACCAACTGGGGCCGCGCCAGCCAGTTCGACGTCGAGGTCGAATACATCGAAACCGACCGCCCGGCCGGGGCACTGGCCGGCGCGCTGGGCTGGACCTGGCCGGCCGTCGAGGCCGACTACGCCACCTGGGGAGACGTGTTCGACGCCTACGCCTCCTGGGGCGATCTGCGCATTGACAAGAGGAAGCCATGACCGCGCCCTATCTGTCCGCCGCCGAGTCCCTGATCCGGGACAGCCACGAACAACGGGTCACCCTGACCCTGACCTCCGGGGCGTCCAGCTGGGCCACCGTGCTGCTGGGCGGGGAACTGACCCTCTCCGAGGACTGGTCCCCGCGGGCGCAACTGTCCGCCGTGATCCCGAACATCTTCACCGTCGAGCAGCTGGCCGACATCGACCCGCGCACCAACGTGGTCCGCGCCGTGGTCACGGCCGGGTACGTCCACCCGGACGGCACCGTGGACGTCCACCAGCTCTTCGACGGGCACCTGCGCGAACGACTCGTCTCACGCCCGGCCAACACCGTGCAGCTGTCCGCCTGGTCCGACGAGGGACTGGCGCACGATGCCCGGTGGCTGGCCGCCGACGAGTTCAAAACCTTCACCGGCGTCACCGAGGCGCTGGAATGGTTCGCCGGGTACGCCCTGGGGGAACCCGTGGCCATTGACTCGTCCGTGGGGGACGGGTACCGGGCCGACCTGACCGCCTCGATCCCCACCCCGCCCGGGAAGCAGGTGTGGGAGTTCATGAACGATCTGTGCCTCGCGGCCAACATCAGGCTGTTCGTGGACGCCGACGGGGCGTGGAAGATCCGGGGCAAGGTCACCGAGGCGTCCACCACCGATGTCACCGAACTGGCCGAGGTGGGCGACTCCACCGATGCCCTGTCCAGGGACTCCGGCTACTACTCCGCCGCCGTGCTGAAATACGAATGGACCGACGCGCTGGACGTGGACCACATCATCTACGGCCGCTACGGCACCCTGCCCGGTGTGGTGTACTACGCCGAACTGGACACCGCGACCACGCAGGCCGCCGCGAACACCGCCGCGCAGGACACCATCCGCAACCTGTCCACCCGCGGGGACTCCTACGACGGCACCTCGCCGGCCGCGTACTGGCTGCGGCCCGGCTCCACCGTCCGGGTCACCCTCGCGGACGCCTCCGTGGTGGACCACATCCTGAAGTCCGTGGTGTTCCACCTCGCCAACGGCACCATGAAAACCACCACCCGCCAGCCCTCGAACCTGGGAGCCTGACATGCCCACCACACCCAACCGGGACTACCCCTACCCCGGCGTGAACGACGCCCCCGATGGCCCC